CAGGTAAATCAAAAGTAAAACATATTAAATTATTTAATCCAATGGACGATTATTATGGTTTATCGCCTATTCAATCTGCGGCTACAGACATAGATCAACATAACTTAGCAAATAAACATAATGTAAACTTATTACAAAATGGAGCAAGACCAAGCGGTGCTGTTATCTTTAAACCAAAAGACCCAACAGGAGCACAGATACAATTATCAGATTTACAAAGAAACCAATTAATGAATGACCTTACACAAAGATTTAGTGGAACAGGTAATGCTGGTAAGCCAATGTTATTGGAGGGCGACTTTGATTGGAAAGAAATGGGTTTAAGTCCAAAGGATATGGACTTTATACAACTTAAAAATATGTCTGCAAAAGATATAGCATTAATTTTTGGTGTACCAAGTCAGTTAATAGGTATTCCAGATGCACAAACTTATTCTAACTTTGCAGAAGCTAAATTAGCATTATACAACGAAACAATTATTCCTTTACTAGATAGAATACAATCAGATATGAACGAATGGTTGGTACCAAAGTTTGGTGATGATCTGGAACTAAGATATGACATTGACTCAATACCAGCAATGGCAGAACAAAGAACTAGAGTGTTTGAGTCTGTAACGCAAGGTGTACAGAATGGTATTTTAACTAGAAACGAAGCTAGAGAACAACTTGGTTATGAACCAATAGAGGGTGGTGATAGTTTATTAGTACCAGCAACTTTAATGCCTTTAAATGTAGCTGGTGATGAATCACAACCAGATGTTGATGAAGATATACCAGAAGAACCAAAAGTTGAAGGTGATTTAGAAAATGCTGACTTGTCAGAACAAAAACAAGAAATAACAAATTTTCCAAAAAGAGGTGATAATAAAAAAATTAGTTTAAGAAATAGTGAAAGACCACAATTTGATTTTAACTTCGCACAAAATGTTAAGAACGATAATCCAAAAGTTTGGAGAGCAGGTGGTAATATTAGAGGTAACGAAGCATTTAATTTATGGGCCAAAGCCAGAGATGGTGTAGAAACACCTGCAGTATTAGATTGGATCAAAGAACGAGAATCGTGGGCGGCAAGACATTTTAGAGATGGACAACAATTTAGAGGTGGTAAAGAACCAAACCTATCAAGTGTAGCTGGTGTAGTTGCACAAATGAAATGGGGTGTAATTGGCAATCTTGGTAAGCAAGGAATGAAAGATGTTATTTTAGAAGTCATAAAGAAAACAGAGGGTAGAAAAAACTTTGATGATCTTATTGAGATAGAAGCAACACAAGAGTTTGACGAAGAAAAACAATTATCAGCAAGAGTAAGAGATGCCTTAAAAAAGAAAGTTGATGAACATAACGAGAAGTATGGCGACAGAAGAGGTAAAAGAGTTACCTTGAGAATGTTAGGCGCTGTATTTAGAAGAGGTGTAGGGGCTTATAGAAACAATCCAGCTTCTGTAAGACCAGGTGTACGGAGTGAAGATCAATGGGCTTATGCCAGAGTAAATGCGTTTTTATTTGCTGTAAGAACTGGCAGATTTCAAGGAGGAAAGTTTGACCTAGATTTATTACCATCTGGACACCCTTTAGCTACATAATGAAACAAATAGAAACAAAATTATTTATAGAAGAAGATAAATCAAATAACGAATGTAATATTGTAATTAGAGTATCTTCATTACCGACTAAACAAGATGCTGTACATTTAGCAACATTTATTATGGCAACTAGATGTATTGATTTTTCAGATATTAATATATCCGATTACGATATGCCACCAAACACCACATTACACTAATGATAGTAAGTGAAAGACAGGTTAAATTATTCGGTGTTAAGAAAGTTGCCGAAAGAGAATGGCATAGGCAGAATAGATTAAGAGAACCATTTATTAAAAATTTTAATAGAGTTATGACCAATTATTATCGTAATTTAGCCAATGAAATCAACGAAACTTGGAAAACTGGCTCTATTTTTTTAATATCTTTAGACATGAATAGAAACCAAAAAACATTGCAAAATATCTTCAGAGTACAATATACAGTTATTGCTAACGCATTTAAAAATTACGCATTAGATAGAATGCAAAATGTAAAAGACTTTGATAGTGAGTTTGATAGAAAGTTAAACTTGTATATTGAAGAAAATGTTGGTACTATGGTAACTGACATCAATGAAACAACTAGAAATAGAATACAAAGTGTTATAAATAGTGGTTACAATGATGGGTTGTCTACTGAGCAAACTGGTAATGCTTTGCGTAATACCATTTTGGGTTTTGGTGCTTATAGAGCAAATTTAATTGCTCGTACAGAAACACACAGAACAGCTTCATGGGCAAACGAAACTGTTGCTGAGAATATGAATATCTCAGGAACGCAGAAAGAGTGGATTGCTATCCAAGATGCAAGAACAAGGGTAACACACTCAATCGCAAGTGGTCAGCGAATACCTTTAGACCAAAAATTCGTTGTTGGTGGTGAAAGATTAAAATATCCAGGTGATCCAAGTGGTTCGCCAGGAGAAACAATAAATTGCAGGTGTTCAGTAATTTATACAACGCCTGATTTTTTATAGGAGGAATTATGGAATTTATTTTAGGATTAATAGCAGGTTATGGTATCTGTAAATCAAATGATAAATGGGGTTGGTCAAAAAAGTTAGTTAAGAAAATAAAAGACATGAAAAAATAATGCCACTAGTAAAACCAAAAGATAAAGAAAAAAGAGATGACTTTATTGAGAGATGTATGGGAGATGAAACATCTGTACAAGACTTTCCAAAAAGAGGTCAAAGGTTTGCTGTGTGTAATTCACTTTACAATGCAAGGAATAAAAAGGAGGAATATTCAATGACAGATGTAGAAAAAATGGCTAGTGCAATCGGAACATTAACAGAAATTATTGCTAAAGGTGGACACAAGCCAAAAGAGAAAGACAAAGACAAAGATAAATCTTATCATGATGATGATGATAAAATGGGTCATGAAGAAGATAAACCAAAAGGTTCACATAAAGACAAAGATGTTTTTGCAACCGAAGATGAAGCTAGAGAAAGAGCAAAAGAAATTGGTTGTACAGGAATACACTCACATATGAGTAATGGTAAAAGAATTTATATGCCTTGTGGTACACATGCAGCTTATGATGAAGCTATGAAAGATAAAGGTGCTCATGAACCAGATGAAGAAAAACCTGGTAAAAAACCTGAAGATGAAATGGGTGGACATAAGCCAGACGAAGAAAGAGCATACCACAAAAAACCTAAAAAAAAATCACATACACATTGTAATGATGATGGTGAATGTCAATGTGATTCAGAAATAAAACAAATAGTTTTTGAGTCAGAAGTAAAATCAGATGCTAAAGGAGTATTTACTGGATATGGTTCTATTTTTGGCAATGAAGATCAAGGTAATGATATTGTAGCAAAAGGTGCATTTACAAAGTCTTTAGCAGAAAGACCAGCATCTAAAGTTAAAATGTTATTTCAACATAAAACAGATGAACCAATTGGTGTTTTTTCAGAAATATATGAAGATCAAAAAGGTTTATTTGTAAAAGGACAATTAGCTATGGGTACTCAAAAAGGTAGAGAAACTTATGAACTACTTAAAATGGGTGCTTTAGATGGTATGTCTATAGGATTTAAAGCTGATCCACAAAAACAAGGTTACAACGAAAATAAAAGAGGTATTAGAACTCTTAAAGAAGTTGACCTTATGGAGATTAGCTTGGTTACTTTTCCAATGAACGAACAAGCAATGGTTCAATCAGTAAAAGGTAACTCAAAAAGTATTCGTGACTGGGAGAAAATCTTGCGTGATGCAGGAGGTCTTTCACGAACAGAGGCAAAGATTGGTGCGAAAGCATTAGCTGAGTCTTTAAACCAGCGAGATGCTGATGAAAACAAACAGCTTGTAGCTTTATTACATAAAGTTGCAAGTATCATTAAACAATAACTTAGAGGATATAACAATGGACGATCAAGTTAAAACAGCTATTGAATCTCTAGGCAAAACTTTTGAAGCGTTTAAAGAAACGCACCAAGAGGAGATTAAGCAAATCAAAAAAAATGGTTCTGCTGATCCAGTAACATCAGACAAACTTTCTAAAATTGAAAAATCTTTAGACAAGTTAGAAGATGTTAACCAAATGGTGACGAAACAAAAATTAGCGCAAGATGAAGTAGCTGAGAGAGTCAAAAAAGTTGAAACTATGATGTCAAGACCTGAGTTTGGAAAAGCATATTCAAATGCTTCTTCACACGAAAAAAAGGTTTTTGACAAATGGTTGAGACAAGGCAAAGA